GAGCACCTTCGTCCACTTCTGTGTTGTCATACTTGTCATACTTGGCGCGGACAGGGTCAAGAGCCTTGCCTTCACGGCCAGCCTTGGCCAAGGCTTCCATGCCCTCTTTGCCGTATTTTTCGTAGCCCTTGGCAGCACGACTCATGTCACGCTCATTCAATTGCTTGTGTGTGACTTCGGGAGTGGCACGGATGCCATCTAGTTTTTTGTTTAGGTCGTAAAAGAAACTCATTGTATTATCCTCTTGGGATGGCGCCAGTGGCTGGCATGGGTTGACGCTTGATCGTGGTCATTGGGCTCTTGTTGCCCATGGGCAATTCATTTGTGGTTTTTGCTGCGGGTGTCTTCCCTCCAGCAACAGTAAAGTTACTGCGGTAGGCATTCTTCAGGACCACATGATCATACGGGTCCGCACCATAGTCCTTCTTCAGCGCACGTTGCTGTGCATCATCTGCAGGATATGTAGGGTCGTCCAGCAGGTCTTTGTTTTGACTATCAATCTTGGCTGTTTCCTCATCCATGCTTTGTTCATATGGTGTGGTCATCATGACAATTTTGTTGGGATCCAGGCCCAGCAATTGTGCCAGTTGTTTGATCTGTGGTTCAATAGCTGGATATCGAAACTCCACGTCAACCAGGCTCATGGGCTGATTTGGAAAGGCCGGAAAGTCCGGCACTGCTCGGCGCACTGGTGCAGTTTTTGCGTTAGACATTTTGACAATGTCAAACTGATTGCACTTGGCCTTGAGTTCTTTAAAAAAGCCTGCAGGCACGTCGCCTACCACCTTGATGCGGTAGTTGTATGTGCGTTCGCTTTCGGCTAGATATCTTGCAAATGGTTTTTTCATATTCGGTATCCTGTTGTATATTTATTCTTTTTCAGCAATTTGGTCTTTACCAAGGATGCGATTCAGCAAATCGTTGCGGCTTAGAACCATGCCTTCTGCAGTTTGTGTAGGCACCAGACCCGAATCCGCAGCCTTGGAATCCAGCACCTGTTGCTGTTGATCCAGTCGCATTTTTTTCATCTGCAGATCAATCATCTTGAGCTTTTTGTCTAGTTTGGCTGTTTTTGCTGTGATAGCGTGTCCCAGCATGTTGCTGGCTACCCCAAAGATTTCGCTGGCAAAGCGGCTGTCTACCTGCATGCCAAGATCCATGAGATCTTTGTAGCTGCCCTTGGCCATGTCACTCAGCTCATCCATTTCGGTGTCTGTGGCATCTAGTCCACGCACCGCAGGGAGGGCATTGTCAATCTTGTCAATGGTGAGATCAAGTTCTGCCAACAGGGCTTGATTGACTGCAATGTCAGGAACTTCGGCGTCTATTTCTGCCGTAGTTGGTGGGAGATCAAACAGCTCTTCGAGTTTTCGTGTCATACCCTATTTAGCGGCCCAACACTCAGCTATTATCGTTTGCTGCCCTGATGAAAGATGTCGTTTTCTGTGAGAACTCTAAAAGTCAGCCCTTGTGTTTTGCACCAGGCAGTGGCAGCGGCCCATTTGGCATAGTTGATGGCTACCACAGCACGGTCGCGGCTGTTCATTTTGCTTTCAATCACACTTTGATTTTTAGGTTTGATTTCAATCAGTTCAGCTCGCATGGTATTTTCCCTGGTGCGATAAGTGATCAAGAAGTCTGGGAAATATCTGTGCATTTTGCCGTCGAGTGGATGACGATACGGGATTGCCACACATTCTGAACCCCATTGCAGCACATTGTCGTTGTTGTCTAGAAAAGTCATGAACACCTGTTCCCAGCTGCTGCGCCAGGTTGGGGGCTTGTTACCTACATATTTTTTTGCATTTCTCACTTGAAAAATGCCTTTTGAAAAGTTAGCCATACATGCCTAACCTTTATTGAACTACATTTCTAGCAGCGTAAAAGTTTGCAGTCACAGGCACACCCACACCCAACAAGGTAGCACGATTTCTAATGCTGTTTAGATAATAGGCCAAGGTAACATTGAGATTCATGCCTGATACACCTTCAAATGCCTGCAACAAGGTCAAGGCCGGAACTCCTGTGTCTTCGGCCACTTTGAACAGGCTCACAGTAAAATTGTCTGCTGCCAGCCGTGTGGTCATGATTGATTTGAAGTAGCTGTTGACCACATCATATTCAGCCGCAGGAACATTTACATCATATTCATAAAATGCATCAAACACTCGTACTGTTTGATCTAGATTGGTATTTTCGTAATTGATACTGGCCATGATTATCTCGGGTTGGTTGGTGGAGTTTGTGGTGTCGGAAAGAACATGCCAGTTGGTCGTCCTTGTACTGCCCTTACTGCGCCCGGTATTGATCCTTTGATGGCACTTGTACCCAGTGCTGTTGCTTCACTCACAGCCAGACTCTTGATATTTTTGCCCTTGAACGTGTTGTAGGCTGTGCCAGCTTTTTGTGCTGCACCAATAAGTCCCAGTACACCACCGCTTTGTAAATCTTCCAAGATACCACCTCCTGCATCCAGTAGGCCGCCTTGACCAAACACTGTGGATCTTGATCCTGCTCGGCTGATTGGACTCAGAGTTTGATCATAGTGTGCAGGATCAGCAAAACCTTGAACATTGGTGTCAGGACGCTGATTGCCCACAGCACCTGAATAATATTTCACAGTTTCGTATGCTATGGTCATGCTGTTTTGCATGACACCTGAGCCTTCACTGTAGTTGTATTGGTCGTGACTCCAGTTGGTAATAATAGGATTGATCAACACATATTCGGCTGTCTTGTGTTGGTCCATGCCGTATATTCTGATGTCTTTGAAAAAGGGTGGTTTGCCTGACGCTGAGCTTGTGCCGTCATTGTAGCTTTCGCCCACATATCCCCAGTCGTTGACGTCGCCAATTCGAGTGTCGTTGTAGATGTCTCTGGCGTTGTAGCCAAAACCTTTTTGCAAGTTTGCGCTGGCGCCCAGGCTGCCGTTTTGGCTGTTGGGTGCTAGATAATCTTGACTGGGATCTTTGTAGTAGTAGCTGTAGTAGTTGTACCACAGGTTACGTGAGTTGTCGCCGCCATCATCGTGAAACGTCACAGTGACAGGATCATAGTTGATCTTGGTCTGTATCACTCGCTTGCGGTTGTACTGATTGAGTGTTTCGGCTGCAACGGTATACTTGGGCAGGTCCACTGTCTTCACCAGATAACTGAGACTGGTTATTTGATTTACACCTGCCAGTTGACTCAGTGCAGGTATTTCAGCTGTGTTCAACGTGAAGCTCACGTGAAAAAGAAACTTGAACCTGGGTTTAAGTTCGTATGCGTTGCTAGTAAAGGTTTTGCTTGCGTGAGTGTAATCACGCAAGCTATCCGCTGCTGTGAATCCCTTGAAGAATTCCTGGCCAAATGTTGGCATTATTATGCGCCTTGACCAGCACCAGTCACAACATCGCCGAGTGTTCTACCAATTATGCCACCAATACCGCTGGTGTCTAGACTGTTAGGTCCGAGTTGTGCAGCGTTGTCATAGGCAATGGTCATGTTGATGGTCACACCTTCGTTGGTGCCATAATTCAATTCGCCGTAGTCAGCACCTTTCAAGTAGCAACCGTACAATTCCCAGGCTTCTAGTACCACAGGAGTAGAAGCTCCGTTGCCACCGTCTAGTATTTCAATCTTGGTCAGGAACTTGTAGTCAATACCTGACGCAGCACTGGCCATTTCCAAAAAGTCCATTTGCTTTTGCATCTGTTCACCAATCAACTTAGAAACACTGTTTGATGCATCGTCGCGCACTGAACAGGCAACATCTGCCCATGAGTGGCGGCCCGCTAGTTTCAGCGTTGAGTTGTAGATCGGCAATGTGATTTCTTCAAATGTCAAATTGGGTCTAGCAATGCTGACCACTTGCTTGGTTAATTCTGTTGTGGGTTTTGAAACGCCGAGGTTTTCGAACATCACTCTAAAGCGATATTTGAGTTTGGGCATCAACAGACCCTGTGAGCTAGCGCTTTGATCGCTAGCTAGTGGTACTGTCATTTTATTTAATGATGAAACTGCCATTTGTAATCTCCTATGTGTTTATTTACCTGAAAAGGTGACTGATTTTTCAGTCACCTGTTTCATTATTATACGCCTGCTCCACCAGCAATTTCGCCAGTGTTCTTGATGCGCAACGGAATGTAAATAAATTCAATTGCCTTGACAGGTTCAATAGCAATATCAACCCACAGTTCGTTTCTATCAATTCGAGCCGGAGTGTTGTTGCTGTCATCACAAACCACCAGGTAGTCATAGATGGCTCGTTTGGCCACTAGGTCAATCATCAGGCTGTTGACAGTGTTGGTAACCTCATTGCGTGTGATTTGATCATTTGGCTCAAACAAGAACAATTTACCAATCTCTTCCAGGCGTCCGCGCAAGAATGCAACCAGACGTGCCACGTTGATACGATCAAGTGCAGTGGTTGTTGTGGTACTGGTCTTATTACCAAAGTTTGTGATACCAACACCGGGGATAAACGTAATTGGATTGATATTGCGTTCATACAAGATGTCGCGAACACTCTGACTCACGCCAATCTGTTCAAACTCGCCTGTTGCAGCATTGATATAGCCAATTGCACTGGCATTGTCAATCACACCACGGCGTGTGCCAGCTGGCGCAAACCATGGATAGCTGGCAGCATCACTGCGCAGAATTGTGCGAACCATCATGTGACTTGGTGGTTGAACAACTGAGTTGCCACCAAGATCTGTGGTACGACATGACGGATAGAACACACCAGCATAGTTGCTGGTAGCTGAGTTGCCATCTTCTGTGACCAGGCCCAGACCGTTGTTGTTGGTAGCAAAAGCCACCAGGCTGTTGCCATCAGGTCCAAGTCTCATTGGAGTGTCGCCAACCACAAACAAGGTGTTGTTGCGCTCATTGCTGAGTGCAATCATGTTGGGTGTCAGTTCAGGATAAGCAGGTGTTGCAATCAAGTTGAATTGATTTTGTTCTTCACGTGCTGCTGCACTGGTGTCAATGCCTGCCTTGAGTGCTTCTACAATCAACTGGCGTTGTGCCAGGCGGCCGGCCCACATGCTGCCATTGCTTTTGTTGCCACTGGCTGTGAGCCAGGTGTTGGTGTTCAACAGATCCCAGTATGTGCCGTTGGTTGGTACAGTGCCTGCTGAGGTAGCCAAGATACAAACATACACAGCATTGTTGTAGTTTACAAAATCATTGTACACATATGCTGTGGTAGCAGAATACGCATCAATTGCAAACGCAGTAGATGTGGTGTTGAAATAGTTGGCCTGGAAGCTCTTGACATTGTAACCAGAGCGGCGTGTGTTAAACAACAACATGCCTTGTGGATACAGTGCAGGATCAGGAGCATCAACATCAAGATAGTTGTTGGTCAGCAAACTCACAATGGTTGGGAACGGATCAGCCACACAATCTGTGGTACCGTTTGGTGCCCAGCGAGCATCTGCAAACAAGATGCCATTTTGTGACACTTGATCAGTGGTGTCAATTTCCACCCAGGAATCGGTTCCGCTGACTGATTCCCAACGATACAACTTGGGATAGTTTTCAAGATCGCTGGTATCAATCCACAAATCACCGTAGGCCAAAGGTGATTCTGCTGTGTCGGTTTGTGTGGTCGGAGCTGATGCACTTATGATTGGTCCAGCTGCATTGCACAATGTCAAGTCATTACCTCGAACATCATTGGTTACGTTTTGATAACCTTGCCAGATTCCATTGTCCTGAATCATGATGTCAGCATCACTCACTGAGCTGTAGTACCATAGACGGCCGGTTGCTGGGTCTTGATCCGGCGCTGTAGTGCTGGCAGTGTATGTGAATAGTGGAGTCGTCACAAAGTTACTTAAAGTAAGTCCTGTAGCAGGCAGAGTATTTCTTTGTCGTACTTTGGGAGTAGTAGGGGTAGGGAACGTAATTCCTGCTACGGTCAATGGTGTTCCGGTGCCCTGAGCCAGTTGTATGGTGCCTCCGGCGCTGTGAGTGAGCACAATATTGCCAGCAGTGTTGACACTGGCTGACACATAAGGAACAGCAGCAGCAGATACTGCTGCAATAAAGTCACTCACTGTTCCTGTACCACCAATGGTGACAGTGACAGTTGGGCTGGTGGCATCTGTGCCCACACCCGATGCTGACATTGTAAAAGTATTGCCTACTGTAAATGCTGTTCCTGTAGGCGTTGTGGTTCCTGTAATTTCCATAGCACCAACTGCGTATCTTCCAAGTATATTAAAAGAGAATGTAGGGCCGGGAACTGATGCACTGCCTAGGTAAGCACTAGAATCATAAACAGCATAGGTGGTACCTACTGGAATATTTTTTCCACCGCCGGACGGATCTAGACCATAGAGAGCAAATCTGTCACCAGCATATGCTGGGCAGTTTTGTGATACAAAAACGCCCAGTGCGGTGCTGTATGATTTGATGCTCAAATTCATGCCATTGTTAGCGCTGCTGATGTTTTGCCATACAGATCCTGTTGGACGACCACCGTCTGTATCAGTGGTTCTCCAACGTGGTTGATCATAGCTGTATGCAGGCAAGTAGTCAGGTGCTGCATATTGACCAGAAGTAATGCCTAACGCTGTCAGCAATGCTGCTCCACTGGTGGGACCTGGATCAACAGCAATCAGACCATTGTTGCTGAGTGTGGATCCGTCATTGGCTGCAAGAGAACTTGCGTACAGATACAGCTGATTTGACACTGCACGGGCAGTAACACCTGTGATAGCAGCAGCATTAATCACTGCTGCAAATCCGGCCACGGTGTTGGTAGCACCAACAGTAACCAAGTTGTCATTGATATACATGCTTGCACCGTTTGTCAGAGTGGTAGGAGCGTTGGCGCCCACCAGTGTGGGCCATGCAGTTTTCCAGCCATTGCTGCCAATTTGTACCCAGACGTTTTGATAAGTTTTGTAGTAGCCATACACATACTGATCAATTGCTACAACTACATAGTCACCAATGCTGCCATATGATGCCACAGGGGTATTGTCAGCAATGGGATCTGTGCCGTTACCGCCCACTACTTCGGTAGCATCAGTGATCACTGCAGGAACTTGATTGGTAAATGTTGCTGTGGCCTGGTTCCACTCAAAAATGCCCCAGGTACTGATACTGGCATCTAGCCAGAATGCGCCGTTGTTTGGTGCGCCTGTGGGGCGAGTCAAACTGGCTGTGAGAGCTGTCAAATCAACGTCAGCACGTTGAATATATGCACGATTGGTAACACCCAGAGCCGAGTACGCTGCAAGCAGACCGTATTCGTTGAGTTCGTAACCATTGATTGG